GTATTGAATACTCAGAAAATGAGTTTCCGATGTAAGTTTAACTTTGAGGTAAACGGAGTTGATTATTTTATAGAACGGGAAGGTAAAGCTGACAAAAAAGGAAATGTTAAAGTAGAGGTCAAGTTCTATAAGATGGATAATGGAAATGAATCTCCATTGAACGGGGAAGCTCGGCGTAGTACCAATGACATCATTAGAGATTATGTTGGTACATATGAAGACTTTATTCTTACTGTACTGAGTATTCAGAATAGCAAGGTTGGGTCATTTATCGACTTGGGTCAAACAGAACGCAAAGATTTGTTGTGTCAGTTCATGGGTCTAACAGTATTCGATCAGTTGTATACTATTTCAAATGATAAGTTTAAAGAAACAAATACATTACTTAAGAATATTAGTAAAGACCAATTAATTGATGATTTACAAAACGTCTCTGGTAGCATTGATCTGAATAATCAAAATATATCACGTTATAATAGTGACATCAAAGATCTTGAAGTCAAAAAAGAAGAACATAATAATAATCTTCTAGAATTATCCAACAATATTATTAGAACCGCAACTTTTGATTTTGACATAGTCGAGTTGGAATCCGAAAAGACTAAATTAGACGCAAATATTAATACGTTTGAAACTGATATAAGTGAGAAGAAATCTAAATTTTCAACGAATGAAACGCAACTTTTTGATTTATCATCTTCACTAAAGAGTTGTGAAAATATAGAAAATGATTACGATCAATATAAAATCTGTAAAGAAGAAGAGTCTAAAAAGTCTTCTGAAATAGAAAAATTAAAAGCAATAGTTAAGAATAAAATTGATAAGCTAAAGAAGTTAGAGGAACATAAGTACGATCCTAATTGTACATACTGCGTTAATAATGTATTTGTTAAAGATGCAATTAAAACAAAAGAAGAAATTGAACTTGATAAAAGTAAAGGTAAAATTTTAGTTGAACAGTATAATATTTCTAAAAATAAACTTGATTCTTTTGGGGATATTGAATCTCGTTATAAAGAATGTCAACGTGTTAATAGTGAAAAAGTTAAATTGGAAAAAACCAAAGAAATTTTATCAACGTCAATATTACGTGATGAAAATTTCAAAATCAAACTTCAAAATGATTTGAATGGGGTAATTCAAAATATTGATACATTTTATAAGAACAGAGATATTATTGAAAACAACGCCAAATTGATTGTTAGTGTAAATGAAGTAAAAACGACCATTAAAAACATCGAATCAGATATTAAATCGGTAAATAATAAATTGTTTAACGCTTCTACTGAAAAAGGTAAGTTGGAATTGCAGTATAAAAATACTACAGATCAACTGAATAAAGTTAAAGAATTGGAATCTTCATATGAAGCTTATAAGTTATATACTAATATTATTAGCCGGGATGGGATTCCATATGAAATTATAACTAGAACATTGCCTGAAATAGAAAAAGAAGTTAATAACATTTTACAACAAATTGTTGAATTCTCTATCACTCTACAGACAGACGGTAAGAACATTATGACTAATATTGTTTATGACGACAGACGATGGCCATTAGAAATGGCTAGTGGTATGGAGAAGTTTGTTAGTGGTTTGGCTATTAGAGTATCGTTAATCAACATTAGCAATCTACCAAGACCAAATATTATTTGTATCGACGAAGGATTTGGTTGCGCTGACAGTGATCATTTGAGTCAAATGGGAGCTTTGTTTAGTTATCTGAAACATCAATTTGATTTTATTTGGGTAATCAGTCATTTGGATCAAATGCGTGATATGGTAGATGAACAAATCGAAATAAAAAAAGATAATGGATTTAGCAAAGTAGTATATAAATAAGAGATTCTATGAAAATATTATTTATAACGCCACATTTATCTACAGGTGGGGGACCACAATATCTATTAAAAAAAATAATGGAATTAAATTCCGATCATGATGTTTATTGTGTAGAGTATACAGATGTAACAGGAGGGGTTTTAGTCGTGCAAAGAACTCAAATACAAAGTTTGTTAAAAGAAAAATTGATAACTTTATATGAAGATAAATTTGAATTAATAAAACACATTCAGACTATAAACCCCGATGTAATTCACTTTGAGGAGTTACCTGAATACTTTTGCGATAAGCTACTCGCACATCAAGTTTATAATCCTAATAGGACTTATAAAATTATAGAAACATCACATGATAGTAGTTTTAATCCAAATAATAAATGTTTTTTCCCAGATGGATTTGCGTTGATAAGTGAATATCAACGAAGAATATTTGCTTGTTTGAATATTCCAATGTCAATTGTGGAATATCCAATTGTATATAGAAAAAAAAGTGACAGAGAATCATCTCTAAAAAATCTAAATTTGGATCCTAGAAAAACTCATTTTCTGAATGTAGGATTGTTTACTTCTAGAAAAAATCAATCAGAAATCATTGAATATGCAAAATATTTACTAAACGAAAACATTCAATTTCATTTTGTGGGCAATCAAGCTGAGAATTTTAAATATTATTGGGAACCTTTAATGAAACAATTTCCATCTAATTGTAAATGGTGGGGTGAACGTAAAGACGTAGATACGTTCTATAATGCCATGGATGTTTTTTTGTTTACATCTAGAGGTACAGCTAATGATAAAGAAACAAGTCCATTGGTTATTAGAGAAGCTATTGGATGGGATTTACCACTTTTGATGTATAATCTACCTGTATACTGTGGTATGTATGATAAATATAAAAATGTTACTTGGTTAGAAAATGACGTTGTTGAAAATCTAGATAAAATAAAATCTTTTGTCCTCAACAAAGAACCAATACCAAAAGAACTATTTGATATATCATTTAACGAAGAGAATAATAAATTGGATATTATTTACAACGGATTAGATACATTAAGTGATGTTTTTTTTACTGTAAAAGATCGTGATTCCAAAACTTGTATTTATTCTTTCGGATGTGAAATTTTGAATTCTAACATTCCGATCTGGATTATACCTCTGCCTAAACAACATTTTGATTTTAAAAATGACAGTAATTTTAGCGGGTTTTTGTTACAAGTTTTTACAAAAAATAAGACTGATAAGATTTACGAAAATGAAATAATATTAAAAAATATAGACATCAAAAAACCCATTCTTGAATTTTCCGATGAAGATCCGATATTCAGCAATTATAATGAGTTTTTCGTGGACAAAATATATGACGAACTTAATCTTAAAAACTTAAACATTTGTTTTGATATAGGTTCCAATGTTGGATTATTTACAAAGTATTTGAAACTCAATAATTGTAATAAAATTTTTTGTTTTGAACCGAACAAGACGGCTTTCAATTCTTTACAAAAAAATTTAAAAGACGAAAAAGAATTAGAATTATTTAATTTAGCAGTCTCCCATAATAATGAATCATTAAGATTATATATTGATAATAATAACAGTTTAATTAGCTCAGCTCATGATATAAAAAATAACTATTATGATGTAGAGACAATTACTTTGAAAGATATATTTGAAAGAAATAAAATAAAAAACGTGGATTTTGTAAAAATAGATATAGAGGGAATGGAATTCGATTTAATTGAAAATTTAGAAGATTCAATATTTCAAAAAATTGATAAATTTTTAATAGAGTACCATGATTTTTATTTTACAGATGGATCTCAAAAATTAGAAAGGTTAAAAAACAAGCTTAATCTTATGGGATATGATATAGTAAACAAACACAAATTTATTTATGCAACAAAATCACATCAATGAAATTTTACAAAATAGATTTTCAAAATTAACCACAAAAGTTTCTAATCAAATTCAAATCAACATAGATATTCATTGATTTTTCCCCGCAAATAAAATATAAATATTATGTTTCCAAAAAGAGCATTCATTACTTTTATAAACGAACGATATAAAGATTTAGTCGAACGATTGATTCAATCAATCGAATTATTTTCAGATTATCCAATTATCGTTTATAGCTATAATTTTGAATTTAATTCCATATCTAAAAAAGTATATTGTAGAAATTTAAAAGATCCACACTTGTTACTACCTCTGTTTATTGACGAAGATTTACAAAATGGTAAACTTGGGATCGTGGATCGAAAAGACTACAATACTTATTATACATTAAGTAGAAAATCGACAGTTATATTAGACGCATTAAACAATGGTCTAGAAGAAGGAATATTTTTAGACGCGGATGGATTAGTTCGTGAAAATATCGATACATCTTTTGATTATTTAAAAGAATGTGATGATTATCCTTTAATTGGGAAGGGTTTATTTGAATACATGATGTTATATGGCAAAGGAAATCCCTTTGTGGGAGATACATTAGAGATGCCAATTATGAATTTACTTGGTATACACGAAAGATCAATGCATTACGTTCAGACTAATTTTTTAGTTTTTAATAAAAATTGCAAAAATTTCTTCGGAGAATGTGTTAATGTTTCAAATAATATAACTGTCTTAAGTTATAATTTATTATATGCTCCCTATCATGACGAAACCATTATTAACGTGTTGTTATGGAAAAGAAATGCAAAAAAACATCTTCCACTGGTTCATTTTAATTTGTCCGACTTCGATTCTTTGTTGAATTTTTACAAAACCAATAAATCAGGAGCGATTAATGATTCTCCTTGGCATATAATACCATCGGATAAAAACGATATTAAGTTTTTTCACGGATGTAAATCTATTTCCGAATTGGATAAGTGTTTAGAACACTTTAAACAAAAAAAGAATGTATCTTACAAGTCTATAAAAAAAGATCAGTCTTTTAAAGATAAAAAGATAGCAATAGTTACATTATTCGACCACAACTATTCGGATTTAGCAAAAATGTCAATAAAAAATAAAATTGAATATGCTAATAAACATAACTATGATTTTATTTATTTCGACGATATTATTGATAAAACGAGACCACCTCAGTGGAGTAAAGTTAAAGCGGTTGAAACTATATTAAAAGACTACGATTGGGTTTGGTGGATAGATATAGATGCTTTAATAATGGAGTTTGATATAATGCTGGAGTCATTAATAGATGATGAATATGATATGATATTTACATCAAATAGGTATTCTTATTTATCAAGCGGATCTTGTTTTTTTAAAAATACGCAGTTATCATTTGATTTTTTGACTGATTGTTACGATCTTAAACACGATTGTTTAAAAAATGTAAATGTACATGTTTTCGATCACGAACAACAATCTATGAGACAGTTGATACTGAATGTGGACAAATATAAATCTAAATCGAAATTAATAGACGAAAGATGTTGCAATAGTTTTTGTGTTACAGAGAACGAACAAGTTTTGTCTATATACCCATCGTGGAATTTAGATTCTAATATTTATCAAAAAGGCGACTTTGTAATACAATTCTGTGGTAGAAGTTTTTCCGAAAGAATTAATGACTTTGAAAAATATGAAAAAAATGTAAATGTTGGCAGTAAAACAATAACCATAATAGACTGTTATGCGACATCCGATGAAAAATTAAACATTTTAAGATCTACTATAGAGAAAATTAAAAAATTAAATAATGATATACTTCTAGTAGCTCACTGCACAATTCCGTCCGATATATTAAAATCAGTAACATACTTTATATACGACAAAAACAATACACCAAATGAAAAAAATGTATATTTGACCTGGTGGAATATTTTTGAAAAATACGAAATATATTTTACGCACATACCAGGCATAACTAAGAGTTTTGGACACGAATTTCCAATAATAACTTCCATGAGAAATGCATTTAATTTTGCAAATTATCATAATTATAAACATTTTTATTTTGTTGAATTTGATAACCACTTCGATTCAACTGAAATTTATAATATTAAAAAAATAAAATCAGATATAATTTATAAAAATAAAAAATTAATGTTTTTTTATGTTGTCGTTGGAAATATTTATGATACTCAGTTTCATGAAAATGCTTATGAAACAATATTTTTTATGGGAGAAGTAAAAGAAATGTGTAACTTACTTAACAATTATGATCGCATTCCATATGATATTGAATCGTTTAATAAAAAGTTCACTTGGACGTTTCCATTTAGTTTAGAACACATTTTTGTAAAATTAACTGAAAATACAGATTGTTTATTGATAAATTCCTATTTTAAAGACTTTTTCAAAACAGAAACTAAAAATTTGAGTTCTTACGTTGATATTACTTCATCCATTCTTCCTGACACTGACAACAATTTTTACATAGTACTAATTAACCAAAATAAAATAAACGTGAAGATGATAATAACTTTTAATGGTGATATTATATTTAATAATTATGTTTTTTCGACGATAATACCCGCCTGGAAGTTTAATCAAGAAGGAGACTACATTGTAGATGTGTACGACGAAAATAACATCTTAATTAAAAAGAATACATTATCATATCAATTTAAAGATCAAGAAACATATAGAAATACAGGATATATAAAATTCAAATGAAAAATGTAATTATAATTAACAGTTATGCTAATACGGACGAACGTAGAAGTGTTTTAATTAATTGCATAAATAAATTAAAAAAATTAAACATTGATATAATTATAATATCGAATTATCAAGATGATCAATATATTCAGAGTTTAACAGATTATTATATCTACGACGTTGACAATATTTTATTACCCGAAGATAAAAGCCTGTGGAATTGGTTCGCTAACGATAAGGAAACAATACACGTATTTCACAGAGGAACGAGTTATATAGTTTACAAACATATATGCGCTTCAATTTCATTCGCAAAAAATCTTCAATATAAAAACTTTTTGTATTTGGAGTTTGATGTGGATTTTTCAGAACCGGATATAGACAAAATCGACATCATACTAAACCAGGGTCTTGTTGATGCAAAAATGTGGATGTACAATTTTCATTCATATGATAGACCAGCAATTGAATCCAGATTATTTGCGGGAAATGTTGATTTTTTCTTAGAAAATTTTATTATCGTAAAATCTATAGATGATTGGTACAATAAATATCCATTCATGGGTTCATCGGATACTTTAGAGTATATTTTTCCACAGTTAATAAATCATATAAAAGAATCAATATATTTTACTAACACATCGGTAGATGAATTTTTTAGTAATTCTAAATTTAACATTTTTAATACATCTTCATTTGTAAATATAGCCTATAATGTTGAAAATAAATTTGAACCACTATTATTTATTATAGCAAAGACTGGAAAATATAATATATTGATTAATAATCAAATGGTTCTAAATAAAGATTGTACACACGGTGAGTGGTTAAAAATTAAATTTTTAATATCAAATGATTTGACAAATTTAAGAGTTTTATTTAATGACTATATTGCATTTGATGAAAATGTAAGTTTAGAAAATATAGAAAGTTTTAAAAATAAATGTGTTCTATATAAAATATCTTGACTATCTAAATACAGTGTGGTATTGATGATTAATCAGATATAACAAAAACGCTGCGGAATAAAATTTAAAACAAATGAGAATAATTAATGTTACACCTGGTTTATTACCAATTCCACCAAATGGTTGGGGAGCAGTTGAAAAAATTATATGGGAATATCATCAAAATTTTTTAAAATTAGGACACGAATCTGAAATTCTTTATTTAGATCAAGTCAAATCTGACCGATGTGCAGTCGTACACATTCACGTGGCTAATTTAGCAATTGAAGCTCATAAAAGAGGTATACCTTATTATTTTACCTGTCACGATCATCACGCATATTTATATGGCAAAGACTCCAATTGTTTTAAAGAAAATTACAATGCGATAAAAAATTCAATTATTTCATTTGTACCGGCAAAATATTTAGTTAACTATTTTGACTTGCAGAATCTTAAATACTTGAGTCATGGTGTTAATACCGACTTTTTCATACCTTCATCTAGAGTTGTAGACGAGTATAAATTGTTATGTGTAGCTAATAATGGGTTTATTCACGATCCATCAGAAGACAGAAAAGGATTTGGTTTTGCAATAGAAGCTGCTAAAAAATTAAATTTACCAATTACTATAGCTGGTCCTGAAAATAATAAAAAGTTTTTTGAAAGATATAATTTTAATTACGACAAACTAAACATTATATATAACTTAAGTGAAACTGATCTATTAAAATTATATCAGTCCCATGACATTTTTTTACATCCATCTATATTGGAAGCTGGTCACCCAAATTTGACATTGTTAGAGGCAATTTCATGTGGTTTGCCAATTGTTGGTACGTTTGAGGATGGTAATAATTTAGAAGGATTATATAAATCGAATAGAGATGTAGAGGAAATTATTAATGGTATAACGCACGTAATAAAGAACTACGATACATATAAAAAATTAACAACGATTACGTCTAAAGAAAAATCTTGGAAATATATTGTTGATACATTAATATCGTTTTATGATACAAGTATGAAAACTCAATTAATAGAAATTTACGAAAGTACAAAGATAAATCACAAAGATTCAGTCGAATCACAAAACAGTATAGTTTTCGATTTTAATAATAAATCTAAAGTTGAAATATTAGGTGAAATTAAAAAAGAATACAATCTGAAATTTATTAACAAACAAAATAATAAACTTGTTTATGAATCAGATATTTCAAACAATATGTGGACGCAAGCTAATTTTGCTTATTTTATTGATTGGAATATACAAATACGAGATAAACAAACGAATTCTTTAGTTTCCGATTTCAATTTAGATTTAAAAAATAAAACCGTAAAAATAGTAAATGAATCACCCTCTTTAGGCGACGGAGTTGCATGGGTTGCCTGTATAGATCTTTTTCAGAAAAAACATAATTGTATAGTAGATTACTACACTCCTAATAAAGATCTATTTGAAATTGAATATCCGAATATTAATTTTTACAATTATAACCATATAAATGATGAAAATTATTACGCTTCTTATAAAATAGGATGTTTTGATCCAAATGATAATTCAATATCACCAGCTGATTATAGAACACAAAATCTGCAACAAATTGCATCGAATATACTTGGATTAGATTACGAAGAAGTAAAAACAAAAATTCATATAAAAGATAAAGATCGTAAACTACAAGAAAAATACGTTTGTATATCAACTGCCTCCACATCTGGATGTAAACATTGGCAACATATAGATGGATGGCAAAAAGTAGTAGACCATTTAAATGACAATGGGTACAAAGTGGTTGTTATACAAAAAGAAGCGTTGAATTATATGGATCTTCAAGGATTGAAAAATATAATTCACCCACAAACGCAATCTATACACGAAGCGATATCGTGGATTTATAACTGCGAATTTTTTATAGGACTAAGTTCTGGGAATAGTTGGTTAGCTTGGGCGTTAGATAAAAAAGTCTTACTGATAAGCGGATTTACAAAATCATTTAATGAATTTTTCACACCATATAGAGTTATAAACGAAAGTGTATGTAATGGTTGTTGGAATGATATTAAATATAAATTTAGCGCCAGTGATTGGAATTGGTGTCCAAAGTATAAAAATACTAAAAAAGAATTTGAGTGTACAAAAGAAATTTCTTTTGAAATGGTAAAAGAAAAATTGATTAATATAATTAATGATGTCAACACAATATTTCCGTTAAGAAAAAACTTAGACGTTTTTACATATAAAGAAATATTTGAGTGGAATCAGTACGAAAAATACGTGAATGTAAAAGAAAATGATTTAGTTTTAGATCTAGGGTGTTCTAAAGGATATTTTTTCTTAAAACACAAAGAAAAAAATATAAAATATATCGGAGTAGATGGTAGTATCGATTGTTTATCAGATTTCATTGAAAACTTAAATGGCGATGAACAACCGACTTTAATACATGCACTGATAGGAGACAATAAATCGGTACAAACTTTTGCGTCAATGTTCCATAATAATAAATTGCAAAGATCTATGTCTATGACATTTTCTGATATTATTAAATTAATAAATAGACCAATAGATTTTTTGAAGTTTGACATCGAAGGATACGAAAAAATCTTTTTGGATACAGATTATAATCTATTTAAATCAAATATAAGAAAATTTAGCGGAGAATTTCATTTCTGTGGAAATCACTTCCCGAGAAATCACGGATATGAAGTTCTTAAAAAAATAATCATAGATCCTGATATGAGTGTCAAATTGTTCTCGATAGATGGAATTGATATAACCGATTATTTTTGGACAAATCCAGATTTTTATACTGAAATCATAATTTCAGGGTTTATTAGTAAAAATATGACAAAATAACAAAAGTTATAATAAATAGTTTAATCTTGACTTTTTTCTGTTATATTTATTGATTAAATATAACTTTGAAAGGATATTAACATTATGCCAATACAAGAAGGCGGTACATTCGCCCCAACACAAAATATAGTAAGTCCAGGAGTTTTCACAAGAGAAAATGACCTGTCAGGTTTAGCACAAGGTGTCGCAAACATAGGTGGAGCTATAGTAGCCCCATTCGCCGATGGACCCGCATTCTTCCCAGCAACAATTACCGACGTAGCCACTTTGGAAAGTCGTTTCGGGGTTGCTGACGGAGTATATTACGGACCATATACAGCCAAAGAATATCTACAACAACAAGGTATCGTTACAATTGTTCGTGTAGGTGGTTTAACTGGTTATTGGCAAAAGAATCCATTGCTTGTTTATGCTCAGCCAGGTACATGGAACCGTAATAGTGATATTGGTGCTATTACAGATGATTCTTATATAAGTGTTGATGATACCAATTATACAACAACATTTAACTATCAACAAAGTAGTTCTGTTTGGAATATAACAGGTTCAATTGCTTTGGGCGGTAACAAGCCCGCTGGATTCATGACCGCATCTTTAAAATTTAGTAAACTTACAGGAAGTATTGCGTCATCTAGTATTAATTCTTTTATAACCTCACTTGGGGTTGTATCAAACTCATCTACTTTAAACGATTTATTATATGCATCTGCTAGTAAAGGTAAATTGTTTCAAATTACAACACGTCAACTTGCTAATAGATTTTCTACTAGTGTCACTGCCAATGGCAAAACTGTAGGTAAGACATCTGGATATTCATTAGCTCCATTTCATCCTGAATTGTCACGTATAAGTGGTAGTGTAAGTGTAGGTGTTGGCACAGCGGTCTATGCATCTGGACAAATTCCGTTAACATTCGATACCGCTTGGAATGACCTAGGTAGTGGTAGTATTAATAGAGCACCAATTGCAAAACCATCGTACTTAAATTATTTAACCAATTCTTATACTTTAGTTGGTTCCGATATTAATTATGGATTTGTATTCGCGAGACAGAGTGTCGGTATTGGGACTTATAGTAATGTATATACCGCTAGTATTAATAGTACTGGTTTGCCAGGTAATGCATTAAGTTCTTCTGTGAAGATACAATCTCGTTATGATATTTCTAGATTGAATTTAAACGGCGATATTACTGTACAATTTGGTGATATATCAGCAACATCCGCATTAACAACCGCACAACTAAGTGGGGGAGACGGTACCACATTGAGTGGTAGTCAACTTTACGCGGGACAAACTGTGCAAATTGGTTCTATAACTAATGTATTGTTTAACAGAAAAAATGTTATAACAACTCAAACTGGGGCTACTCTAACAGCGCTTCCATATTTCTTCTTGACTTCAAGTGTACAAGGACAAGATGGTGTGGATCCAGAAACAGCAATTTCCACAGCATTTGCTGAAAGCACAACAACAAATTACTTGTTTAGTTCTTCATATTTTAATGATCAATTAACTGTAAACAACACATTCTTCAATTATGATTCCACAGGTACCGTAAATTTAAGAAGTGGCAGTTTTGCATCTGTAAGAGTAACCGGAGCTTGTAATTCTGGCGCCGAATTAAATGGTGCAATTAGCGGTGCATTCGGTAAATATGACGGAGCATTTACTGCAAATGATAATAATCAAGCAATCGATCCGTGTAATCCAAATATCGACGGTCGTCAAAAAATGATATTGTCAGTATTAACAAATACGCAAAATGCTTCTACACAATTTAGCAATGATTATGAAGTATACGGATTCAACACTTCTACATTGTCTCAATTAACAAGTAGTACATTCCCATATAAGAGTCTAATTAATCCAACTGAAAACGTTTATAACTTGGCATTGAAATATAACTTCTCAAATCCAGATGGTAGTGTTTCTTCTGGAACATATGGATATTATGATTTTAGTTTAAATGAAAATGATAATAACTATATCAAAGATGTGTTTGGAATGGATCCAACAGTTGGCAATCCAGATAAACAAATCGCCGGTCAAAAAGTTGAAGCTGCTTACAACTACGTTCTATTTGAAGACAGCATCAAGAAGTTCGTAGCAGAAAAGACAAGTACTCTTGGTTGGAGATTGTTTGTAGGTACTAGTACTCTATCTGGAAGTGCAATCGTAGGTGAACCTCTAAAGTTTGTTGATCAATATAGTACCAACTTAAATGCTGGAGATAGTCAATTCGGTATTACAAATGCTTATACTCCGTGGGTATACAGTCAAAAGATTGCTCCATTCAAAGGTAGTGCAAACGAAGCTGCGGTTCCAACTAAGTTCCAATTGTTCAAAGCACATACTATGAGCGACGGTACTCTGAGCAATAGAAAATACAAGATTGAAATTAGCAACGTTAAGTTGTCTGGTACAGTTCCAGGCAGTGATTGGGGTTCATTTACTTTAGGAGTTCGTGCTTATAGTGATACTGATAAGAAACCTAAATACTTGGAGATCTTCCAAAACTTGAATCTAGATCCAGACAGTGCAAATTATATTGCACGTAGAATTGGTGATAGATATGCTTATATTACATATGCTGGTAAGATTATTCAATTTGGTACATATGCTAACTTGAGTAGATATATCAGAATTGAAATGGCTGATGTAGCTTATCCAGTATCTTGTATACCATATGGATTTGAATCATATAGTACCCCGATCAATAGTACAGCTGGTATATACATCCCATATGTACAATATAGCAAAGCTAGTATTTATGGATTAGCCCCAGGCAAATATCCATCTGGTACTGTATTCGGATCAGTTCCAGCTGCTGACTCTGAAATTCAAGCTCTATACCCAACATCTTCATTTGGTGTAGGTGTAGAAAACAATACTAAACAATATTTTAATCCATTGCCATACTTTGGTAGCACTGACAGTAATGGTTTGAATATCGACTTCGATCTTGAAGATAAAGTTTACGGTACATCTACTGCTAAATATTATGCTCAAGGTACATCAGCCAGTACTGGTTCATTGCTCGCTCCAAGTTTGAGTGGTAGTATTCCAAGCGTTTATGATGCTGTAAATGAATCTACATACGTTAAACTACGTAAATTTATAGTTGGATTCCAAGGCGGATTTGAAGGTCAATGGCCCGCAATTCCAATCAACGTAGGTAGTAACATTACAGCTGGTAATACTCAAGGTCTAGATTGTACAAACATCAATAGTCCTGGTAGTATCGGTTACAAGCAATGTATCGCTGCTCTAGGTAATGCCGATGAGTTCGACATCAACTTGATTGTAACCCCAGGTATCTTCCGTGAACAACACAGCTATGTTACCGAATTGGTAATTGATATGTGTGAAACTCGTCAAGATTGTTTCTATATCATGGATAACGTAGTGTTTCCAGCAAGTAACCAAACTGTAGGATTGATCGATGCAGCTATCAACAGTGTAGCCACAATCGACAGTAACTATGTAGGTACTTATTATCCATGGGTTAAGATCCTAGATACTAATACCAATAAGATTATTAGTGTTCCTCCTTCAGTAGTATTACCAGCGGTTTATGCTGCTAATGATAATTCTGCCGCTGAATGGTATGCTCCCGCTGGTTTAAACCGTGGTGGTATTCCAACAGCTGTACAAGTACTTGATCGTGTAACCCATAGTGAACGTGATACATTGTATGAAGGTCGTGTAAATCCAATCGCAGCATTCCCCGGTCAAGGTATCTGTGTATGGGGTCAAAAGACTCTACAAATCGCTCCAAGCGCTTTGGATCGTATCAATGTTCGCCGTTTGTTGATCAACTTGAAGAAGTTTATCGCAAGTTCAAGCAACTACTTGGTATTCGAACAAAACGTTGCTTCTACAAGAAATCGTTTCTTGAACATTGTAAATCCATATTTGGAATCAGTACAACAACGTAACGGTATCTACGCATTCCAAGTCAAGATGGATGCTGAAAATAATACACCTGACTTGATTGATCGTAATATTCTTTACGGACAAATCTACATCCAACCAACTAGAACTGCTGAATTCATTATCCTCGATTTCAACATTCTACCAACGGGCGCTAGTTTTAGTTCCTAATCTAAAGTAAATATAATAACGAACCCCGCTTAGAAATAAGCGGGGTTTTTTATTTGATGGGTATATTTATATATTATGATACGACTGACTAAAATCATTGAAGATTTAACCAAACCACAAGTTAAAGAATCAATTGATCCATCCCTATTAATATTAATCGACAGAGTTATCACTGATACCAATGTATTAGTGGTTAATAATTTGGAAATGGTAAAAAAAATGTTATCTGAAGGGACTATTGATAAAGCTAAATTGGATGTAGCATTAAGTAATTATAAGCGTTATTTTAATAGAGATAATGGTGGTACGCCTGAAGTTATACGTGGTATGACTATGCAATCTAAACTAGACCAATTAGCAAAATGATCAGTTTAACCGATTTATTATTAGAAGCCAAACTTCCTCAGAGCGAGCAAGATATGGATCTTTATGCTCGTAAATACAAAAAAACAATAGATTATTTACGTACCAAGAACAAAGTATTATTACTAACCACTAGTAATAGATGGAGTGGTCACAAAGATGATATTGCTAAAAGTACACAACTTGCATTTAAAATACAAGAATTATTAGGTAAAGAAAAAGTAACTTTGATTGATACAACCAAGTTAAACATATTTCCGTGTGAGGGTAACGTATCATCTAAATGGGGAAATCATTGTGGAACAAAAGATGCTTCATTAAAAGATAAAGATAAAAATCCTACAGGTGATCATCGTTGTTGGGCTAGTATAAATAATAAAAGCGATGAACTTTGGAAAATAAGTAAAGAATTATTTGAAAGTGATGTCGTTTTATTTTTTGCTAGTGTAAGATGGGGACAAGCTAACGGTTTTTATCAGAAATTAATTGAAAGATTGACGTGGATTGAGAACAGACATTCTACTTTGGGTGAAAGCAATATAGTAAAAGATATAGATTCAGGATTTATTGCTACTGGTCAAAATTGGAATGGAAAAGATGTTACTCAAACACAAAAAGAAGTATTACAATTTTTTGGATTCAAAACGCCAAATGAATTATTTTGGAATTGGCAATTTACAGATAATGCTCTTGATGAAACAAAGAGTTCTTACAAAAAAGCAATTCCTGTATTCGATAAAACATTTTTAAAACCATATGATAAGACTAAATAATATATTAAACGAAGTAATTAGTGAAGGTGGAGCAGGTGGACATATGGCACATCCATTTGATTTTGTCGATACAGGCGCTAAATTGGTAGATGTATTTGCGAAAGCAATAAAGTCTTTAAAACAAGGAGCTGGTAGTGTAAAGATTGACGGTATTAATGCAAGTATTCGTATGGTAAACGGTCAATTTGTAATGGATCGTGGATCAGCAAAACCACTTGATATTAAAGGAATGCGACCTGAAGACTTACAAACAAGATTTGGAGCTGGTCACGGATTTGTCAATATAGGTGCTAGAGTTATTAATATATTTGACGCAGCAATTTCATCTACACAAACTGAATTAAAGACATTGGGTTTATTAGATAATCCTAATATACTATTCAACGTTGAATATGTAGAGGGTCAAACAAATGTACTTGGATATGGCGAAATTGGAAACTTTTTAGCTATTCATGGATTAAAAGAAATTAAGCCAAAAACTTTTGGTAAAGACGGAAGTGTTAAATCAAGAGAAGCTGTTGAAATACCGTATGATAAAACAGCTATGCAATCTTATATAAACAAATTAAATGTGGTTGCTATGAAGAGTGGTTTTAAGGTATTGGGTAGTGTTGATACTACTTTCAAATCAAAACCAAACCTAGCGAGTGTTTTGACGCAATCAGTTACATTGTATCCTACGGGGGAAGCTGTAACTAAGTCTTTGAAAGACTGGTTAAAAGGATTAAAGTTTACTACTCCACTAATTACGAGAGAACAATTTTTAAAAGCGGTTGATAGTAAGAATATTAGTCAAGATTTGCCTAATATAGATTTAAACAAAATAATTACTGATACCATTGTTTATTTAACCACAATTAAATTGGGAGATGAAATATTAAAAAATGCTACCAGTGAAATCGGAGATCTGGATAAACACGAAGGTATAGTTGTGAGAGATAGTAGTATTAGTAACAGTCCATTTAAAATTACAGGAAGTTTTATTATAAAAGGGCTAGGAAGTAAGTTTAAGAAATAAATTAAATACGTATTTGTTATATGCATATAACAGCAAAACTAACTTGTGAGAAATTTTATAACACATATTGTAAACATTTAAATGAATATTCCTATATTATAGATTTCGGATCATATGATGTAAATGGAACATTAAAACCTATTTTTAATAAACACAAATATATCGGAATTGATTTTTCTCCTGGGCCAAATGTCGATTTTGTTTGTAAAAATGAAGATGTCCCATTTAAAGATAATTTTTTTGATGTAGTTGTTTCATCTTCTTGTTTTGAACACGACGATTTTTTTTGGTTAACATTTTTAGAAATGTGCCGATTGGTAAAGCCAGGGGGATACATTTATATTAACACGCCTTCAAATGGGCCGTATCACGGATATCCAACTGATAATTGGAGATTTTATTTAGATAGTTGGAAAGCTTTACAAAAATGGGCAATTAAAAATAATTATAACATTGAATTGGTTGAACATTATATAAATAAGGAAAATATAGAGTCAGACCCAGTTCGGTGGGAGGATTCAGTTGGAATTTTTAAAAAGTTATGAAAAAAGCATCAGGTAAAAGTAATCTAGGCATCGTTAAAGATTACCTAGAAGGTAATCGTCCATTCGTACAAGTTGGCTATGATGCCAATTTGCAGAACAATAAACGCAAGGAAGGTGAAGAATGGGAGGATAGTCAAGGACGCAAATGGGTTTGGAAGAATAAAAGCAAACGTAGAGTTTCAAAACGAGCTACGATTATTAACGAACAACGTTGTAAATGTTGTAATATGGATGTTCGATGGGGCAATTATTTAGATGATCGTGTTTGGCCTAAAACAACGATGTGCTACGATTGTTTTACAAAATTTCAAACTGATCTTAAACTGATGGGTGTTTTTGATGTCTACAATGAACTACAGGATTTAAAAAATGAACGTAGTATTCTAGAAGAATATAAAAGAAAATTTGAAGAGAGTCAAAAATTTTGTCATGAAAATCAAGGTAAACCTGTTGAATTTTTAGAAGAAGACGGTTCGTTTGAAAGATGGGAAGGTGTCCAAGATTATACTAAAATATTAGAAGACGTGACTAATGATTTGGTAAAAATTAATGACGGATTACTAGACATTAATACTAAAATAAAAGAGTACGAAGAATTGTATGAGTCAGCCAAGTCTAAGAGAAATAATAAAAAGTGAGTATAAGAAGTGTATAGAAGATCCTATATACTTCATGAAAAAATATGTTAAGATTCAACATCCTATAAGAGGTACTGTTGGATTTGAGTTATATCCATTTCAAGAAGATGCTTTACAAAACTTTGTTGATAATCAATTAAATATTGTTCTTAAAAGTCGGCAGATGGGTATTAGTACTCTTACAGCTGCTTATAGTTTGTGGTTAATGACATTTCATAATGATAAGAACATTCTTTGTATTAGTATTACCCAAGAAACAGCGAAAGAAATTGTCACTAAGGTAAGATTTGCAAATGACAATCTTCCAAGTTGGTTAAAAGTTCCATGTGTAGAAGATAATAGATTATCATTGCGATTGAAGAACGGATCTCAAATCAAAGCGGTTTCATCTGCTGGTACAGCAGGTCGTTCATCAGCACTCTCATTACTAATCATTGACGAAGCTGCATTTATCGATGGCATTGAGGAAATTTGGTTATCTGCTCAATATACATTATCCACCGGTGGTAGAGCTATCATATTAAGCACGCCAAACGGCGTAGGTAACTTCTTTCATAAAACGTGGGTTGAAGCCGAGGAAGGCAAGAACAAAGACTTCAAGACTATTAGATTGCCATGGCATTTACATCCAGAAAGAGACCAAACTTGGAGAGATAAACAAACCGAATTATCAGGAGTAAAAGGAGCGGCTCAAGAATGTGACTGCGATTTCAGTACGTCCGGTAATCAAGTGGTAAGTGTAGAAGTTCTTGAATTTTATAGACAAACTCATTTAAAGGATCCTGTGGAAAAACGGGGTAATAATCAAGATCTATGGATCTGGGATTATCCAAATTATAGTAAAAACTACATATTGACCGCCGACTGTGCTAGAGGAGATGGCGGAGATTTTAGTGCGTTTCACGTATTAGATGTTGAAACGATGGAACAGGTTGCTGAATATAAGGGACAATTAACTACAAAAGATTATGGCAATTTACTAGTGAGTGTGGCGACAGAGTACAATAACGCATTGCTTGTTGTAGAAAACAACAATGTGGGATGGGCCACACTACAACAAATTATCGATAGAGATTATCAAAATACATTTTATAGTGCGTCTGATTTGACGGTTGTTGACGTGGAAAAAACATATACTAATAAGTTAAATTCGGCTGATAAAAAATTAGTAGCTGGCTTTACAACAACTAGTAAAAACAGACCACTCGTTGTTAGTAAACTGGAATCTTTTTTTCGTGAAAAACTCGTCGTCATGAAATCAAAACGATTATATGAAGAGTTAAATGTTTTCATTTGGAACGGTCATAAAGCCGAAGCTATGAGGGGATATAACGACGATTTGGTTATGTCATTAGGTATAGGATTGTGGGTACATGAAACTGCTCTAAAACTTAGAAATGAACAAATATCTTATAATAAAGCAATGGTATCGAAAATATCAAAAGTTTCAAGTCCTGTTACTTTTCATAAAGACGTGAGTGCTATTGCTGATCATCATAAAACAATGGATTTCACTGTTAATGATAAAAAAGAAAGTTTAACTTGGTTGATGTAAATACTTATATACTAGAATAATATGTCAGATCAATCATTTCAAGAATTAAAAAATCGTTCGTTATTTGCACGTTTGAAACGTTTGTTTTCAAATGATGTAATTGTTCGTAATATTGGCGGTAAAAAATTAAAGGTTATTGATACTGATGAAATTCAGTATGCTACAGATCGTAATAGTTTAAGAGACCGTTTTAATAGATTACGTACAACTTCATATAATCAATATAGTAGAGATTTTAATTTATCATATCAAAGCAGTCGTGTAGAACTATTTCGTGATTATGATACAATGGATATGGATCCAATTCTAGCATCCGCATTGGACATTTATGCAGATGAATGTACAACGCGAAATGAAATGGGTGATATTTTACACATTAAGTCTACAAATGACGAAATCAAAAATATTCTTCATAATTTGTTCTACGATATTCTAAATATTGAATTTAATTTATGGAGTTGGACTCGATGTATGGTTAAGTATGGAGATTTTTATCTTCGTTTACATATTAGTCCTGAGTACGGAGTCTATTTAGTTGAACCATTAAGTACCTATTATGTTACCCGTGTAGAAAATGCGCAATTAACAAACAAGAGCTTTGTTAAATTTCAAGTTAATCTTCCATACGGAAACAAACTTGAAGATTTAGAAAATTATCAAATTGCACACTTCCGTTTGTTGAGTGATAGCAACTTCTTGCCATATGGTAAGAGTATGTTAGAAGGTGCTCGACGTGTATGGAAACAGTTGAGTTTGATGGAAGACGCAATGTTAATTCACCGTATCATGCGTGCTCCGGAAAAGCGAATCTTTAAAGTTGACATTGGTAATATTCCTCCAAATGAAGTCGATAATCATATGCAACGTATTATGGACCAAATGAAAAAGACTCCATATTTGGATCAACAGACTGGGGATTATAATTTAAAATTCAATCTACAAAACATGGTAGAAGACTTTTTCTTACCTGTCCGTGGTAGTGATAGTGGTACTAGTATTGATAATTT